GATTAATACCATCTGTCAATACAAACTTAGGAGCACTCCAGTTATATCTAGTAAACCTAACCTTCTTAACTCCAACCATCGTAACAGTTCCGGGAGTTGTAATTGCTACCCAAGTAGATGAAGAATTTACCCACCTATAAAAGTAGTTTGTACCAGCAGAAGGTCTACGACAAGCAAAGACTCCATCATTTAAACTCTCTGCAACCATAACACCAAGTACATTACCTGTGCCAGCTACAGTTCCATAGCTATTAGCAAATCCACTAATCCGTCTATAACCACCAGTAATAGCTGGCTCATAATTAATTAGCTGTGTGGCTGACCCTTGATATATCTCACCTTGAGATAGTACATCCCTATTGGTGTTCATGCCACCAATAGATGTCACCTTAAAGCCATTAATTCTATCTGCCATTAAAACACTCTAGCAGAAAAAGAAGGAGCAACAATGATAGTTGAACGCATGTACATAGGCTCATCTAACAAAAGCCTACGCATCACTCTAATACCTGAATCAAACTTCTCTTTATACATGGTTGCTCCTTGTTCATTAGATCTGAACATGAGCATGTAGAACATAGCACCATCAATTAACACACTGGTAAATCTATCAGGAACAATACAAACATCTGTAGATTCTACCAAGTCAGCAGGGAAAGACCAATACTTATACTCCACTTGATATGCTTGATCAGGCAGAGGAGTGATACCAAACTTAGACTCCTGTGTCTGATAGATATATCTAGGAACAGCATAACCACCTGTACCATTCATATCTTCTTTAGGACGATGGTTGTCTAGGTAGTCAGTGTATGTTAGTACAGGAAGATGTTGTGGTTCATTATTTGCTGCTGTAAGTTTCTTAAGATAGAAACTTTCCCAGTCAACAACAGAAGTGTTAGCAGGAAAACTATATTGTCCTGTACCAACAGTCATTGTTTGAGTGTTGGTGGTCAGAGCAAAAGGCCACTCTTGAGCACCATGCATCAATTCTCTAACGGATGAATTGACAGCATTCTTGGCTAGAGCTTGGATGTTTCTAGCCCCATCGAATTCGGTGGAGTCTAAGGTGACTTCACCCATTCTTCGTAGCAATTCATTCGTTAAAGAAATGTATGTAGACATAATTTTTAAACAATAAAAGGGAGAGGCGGTTAAGCCCCTCCCTGCATCAACTAGCTATTAAGCCAGTTGCTCACGATCAACGGAAGCACGGGCTGGGCGACCATCGATGTTCATCAACACAGCCCATACACGCACTTCACCAGAGGTGGGAGCAGTAGTAGCAGTTGCGATCAACAAGTCGATAGTGTCAGCAGTACCAATCACCAAAGGCTGATAAGCAGCAGCGTTTTGTGCGTAAGCACCAGCAGCAGCAGCGTCAGCATCAAAGCCATCAACGAAGTTGTCAGGCTCAGTAGTAGTCACGCCCAAATCGAAAGTGGTATCGTTTGACTCACCACCCAAGACAGTGATAACTTCAAGACCAGCATTCAAGATGAGAGTATTGGCGGGTACATTGATGCATTCGATAACATCAGCAGCAGCCAAGGCAGAGCCTTTAGCTGTAGCTGCAGCAGCGAAGTCAATAGTAACATCGACCAAGTAAGGGACAGCACCAGCGGTGCGACCAGCGGAGGCTGAACCAGCCAAAGTTGTAACAGTTGCCATTATCGTTCTCCTTAAGCAGCGTTGTATTTAGCAGTGACGATGCCTTCAGGACGCAAGATTTTGCGACCATAAAGATGCATACCACGCACGATGTCAGCGAAGCTGTCTGGATCACGATATGTCTCGGTCTTAGTGATTTGCTGAGCAGTTGCAACAGCAGAGTCATGACCACCAACAATCACACCATAGTTGGAGTTCTGGTTAGCAGCACCAGTAGTGCCGGGACCAGTACCAATTCGTGGCAGGTTGTTAGAAACATAGATACGGAAGCCATGCAAGTTGTTAATGACCAAGCCGTTCTGCAAACCAGAACCACCAAAGTCACCATTCAACAAACGGCTGTCTTCGTCCTTCAACATTTCGATGAACACAGGATCGACCACCAACCAGCGACCAGCGGAGTCAACAAACTGTTGATCCAACAAGCGGCCCATACGAGCAATAACCATCAAAGGTGATGCCACATCTGTAGGCAGTGCAGTTGCACCGGGCAGACGGGGAGCCAAAGGAATGGAATGCTCACCAGCAGAAGCTGTAGTGATGTTACCGAAGCTACCTTTTTTCAGCTTCATAGTAGCCAACAACTCATCAGCACCAGCGGCAGTAACTGCCTTAGTACCAGCGGCTGCTGTACGAGCTGTGTCAGGATTCACATGCTTTGCAGACTGTGAGAAACCAGACAAGTAACCCAAGACATCTTGGTCATACTGATCACGCAAACGATACGCTGCACGATCAGAAGCCATCTGCATGAAGTTCACATGTGAGTGAGCAGCTTCGATGTCATCAATCTTGAAAGCGTAGTAGTTAGCTTGGTCAACAACCAAGGTGAAGTCTTCATCATTCAGATCTTGAGCAGTGATCTGTGTACCACGAGCATAGCTCTGTACAGACACTTCAGGTTCTTTAATGATTTTGACACTGTCGCCCATGTTTGCGATTTCACCAAAGTAATCATTATTGGTGATGTCTTCAACAGTAGACGCTTTACGGAATGCAAGTTGAACTTGCTTTGAATAGATTACGGGGCTAAAATTACCATTAGGTAAATTGCCGTAACCTGCAGCACTTGGAAAAGCCATTTTAATATCCTCCTAGATATGTGTTAGGCATATAATTAAATACGCTCAACATCACCACAGAGGCTGTATTTGATGGGTGTGTATAGAACAGGGATGCCTCCACTTGTTTATACAGGCCAACAAACTTCAGGTTGTTCTGACAGTTTATTGTTTTGCGTGACAGATAACTCTATGGGGTAGTGTAACTAGTATGATACGGCCCATAGGAGCAAGACTAGATACCTAGTCCTGCTTAAAGTTATACCAGTTGTTTCAGGTTTGTCAATACTTAACGAGCACTTCCGCTAATATCGTATACAAACTTACCTGATTGTAATGCTTTAGCAATAGCTTCTTGGTTCTTTTCATACTCAAAGGTAGACATTTTGCTTACCTGTGACTCATAAAAGACACCATCTTTGCTCTCACCTGTAGGTGCAGAACGACTACTACGAGTGTTTACGCTTTCAGCAGCACCCTTATCTGAAGTAGTTTTCTTAGTCTTAATACCTTTATCAGCTTTGTATAAGTCGATGGCACGGGCAGCAGACACGGCATCACTCTCATTATCATACAAAGCATCTTGAATCCATTTAGGTTGTTCTTCAACCCAGCTATGAAAAGCATCATCATCACGGATGGAGTCAAAGTCTGGATGTAGGCGTGTCAAATCAGCTTCTGCTTTTTCCTTAGCTGTCTGATGCTCACGCTCATCTAGCTGTTTGAATCGCTCATCCAATGCTTGAGTTTGTTCCTTAGCCTTTTTAATTGCAATGGTTTCAACAATCTTTGCAACATCAGGGTATTGAGCAGCCCACTCATTTAGTTCTTCTTCACTCTTAGGAAGCTTAATCTGCTTCTCTGTACTTTGCTGTAACTGTGAACGAAGCTCATCAATCTGCTTCTGCAAAGTGGTTTGCTGTTGCTGAGAATGTCTACGCAGATCACCATAACGCTTCTTAAAGCTTTTCTCTTCTGCGCTTAAGTTGCTATCCTCAGGGTCTTGTGATTCTTGGGGATTGCTCTTATCTTCAGCCAATTGTTTCAACTCTGCTTCTTCTTGTTCAATCCGATCTTTGTTAGCATTACGCTTACCAAATGGAGAGAAAGCCTGAGCTTGTTGATTCTGATTAACTACTGCTTCTGTCATAACATACCTTTAAGTTGGGGCTAACTGTAGCTGCATAGCAGGGAGATAGGTAGCCATATGGTGGGAAATTGTTGACACTCACCAGCCCACCTCTGGTTTGAGTATGCTAATTATATAGTATTATTTCTTAGAAGCAATGCCTCTTTTTTGAGCAGGTGCTGGTTTTTTTGTACGCTTAGTAACTAAGCCACCTTTGGCAAATGCCATAGTAGCCATGCCTTGATCATCAAAGTATTTACCACCACCACCAGCTCCACCTCTAAAGTCGAAAGAGCCAGCTAAATTAAATCCACCACCAGTGTCAGAAGGACCAGCTACATCAAAACCATCTAAGCTTTTACGATAGTCTTCTGCCGCTTTATCTGTTATTGTTGTATCTGTGCTAGATTGTTCACTCCTTGCTACATCAGCAGCCGCAGACCTACCTGCCTCAGCAGCATCAGATGCATTACCACCTTTTGTAATGACATCAGCAGCAGCTTGACTGGCAGCACCAGCAGCAGCACCACTTAGTCCCATACTAGAAGCAGCATAGGCTGCATCAGCAGCAGCACTAGCAGCAGTGCTTCCTGTCCCTGTAGGAC